ACGTAGGTCCCGAGCGGCTATGACTGAATCAAGAAAAGCCTCTCGATATACCGTCTCATTTAGGGAATCCACGACTTCGCTAGGCGTAGTCGCTTCAATCCCTCCATGTTTCGATTGTCGATCAGCTCCTCTTGGCGCCACGCCATAGTGTTCACGATCCCTGTAAACCGTCCCTAACCTCTTAGCCAGAGCTATTAGCTCCGAGTAAGAGTCTAGGTATTCGAGAATGAGTTTGACCTCACTTTCGAAGAATAGTTTACAGAGACCATGAACCCTAGTCACCGAGGTCTTGTAGAGGGAAGTTACCGATTTCAAGGGTAACCATCCCTTCAAGCCTTTGTAACCAGGCCCCCCAGGACCGTAGAACGTAATTATATAGTTACGGAGTCGTTTTGGAAGACTGAACAATCTCTTCGATGCTGAAGCCTTCGCGCGGTACCCATACCCTAAGACAGATAGCATCTGTCCAAAAGATAATGAGTACTTACGCGTCAGCTCCAGAAGACCGGCTAGTGATAACCGGCCTACCACGAACTCGGCAAATGGAACCATTGAAACGTTCACTCCGTTAAGGAATGTCCGCTTCGCAAATTCCAATGCCTTGCCCGTTGTTGATATTAGGGACTTATGTGCCCCGATACCCACATCTAGAGAAGTCATTATTCCAGCGTACTCCTTGGCTACACAATCGCGCGCTATGACCACGTCGTCTCCCAAGACGGCGTAGCCTGCGTACCATGGTTCCTTGGGAGATATCACACCTGCCTTAAAGGCAGACCACTGAACGATCGCATGGTGGAGAAATGCTAGCATCGCCCATGAACTGAGCGCACCCATTGGTTGGCCGGTTGCATACTGAACATAACCAAGTTCAGAGACGACCTGTTTAGGGCCGTTTCCGAATTTAATGGTTTTTGGACAGTGATACTTCCGACCGACCATCAGGCAACCCCACAGCTCTGCCCCCCAACTTGTTAAGAAGGGAGACAGTAGTACTTTTTGAAGTACGATAGGAAGACGATCAGTGGCGGCCGACAGATCAAATGAATATAAGGAGATTGGCTTAGAGAATTTCTTCTCTTCAGCCTCCTTCCAAATAAACAGATTTCTTATCGGACGCTCCTGATCGAAAGTCCCATCCTGTGGTATCCGCTCCAGTAGCCCAAAGATCGCTTTATGAAGGCGATCAAAGAGCCACTGTGTCCATGGATCGACCATAGCAAACACTCGAACCTTTCCGGCTGGTTCTGGTTTGAACCCAAGTTTCCCAAGCCAATTAGTTGCTTCAAAAGGGCATGATGGCCCTCCTGGAGATAAGGGAAGAGAATCCTCCCAAACCCACAACTCCTTGGCCCAAGACTCTATCCTGTTCAGCACCCACTGGTTTCCAGTCATCTTACACCAATTTTCTAACATTGGATAAAGAGGGCTGTGTAACCAAGTGTATGCCGAAGCCAGGATCTGTGCTGGTGATGTGTTCTGGGCACCGCCTTGAACATTACCACCGCGCACAGAGGGTCCAGACTTAGAAATCAGAAACGGTTTGGCTCGAAGTCCCTTCAAGAACTCAAGAGGACCCTCGCCCTCTTCAGACCATAGTGCATCAGTTATTGTCCCATCTTTATGGAACAACTTCTTCAGCACATGGGTGAAGTGGTTAAATACGAATTGACTAAATTCGTATGTTACGAGAGGATCCCCTCCGTATTCTTTGGTGATTGTACTGATCTTTACGGTTCCTGGGAAATCTAATACTCGGTATATACCGAATAAAGTTGCCCAGAAGCGTATCGTCCAAGTACAACCAGATCGAATACGAGCTCTATGTAGAGCGGGAATAATTGAAGGGATCCCACCATGAGTTCGACCGACTCGGGCCCCGAAAGGACCCAAATCGTGTAGTCGTTGCCCTCCGACCACTTGTTGGAGCATGGAAGAACAAGCTTTCAGGTAAATTACCAGAAATTTCATTCCTCCATGTTTATACAACTTATGGTAAGAGGCCAACGTAGTGATAACTACCTTGACAACTGAAAGGTTGACTCTCCGTCCCAACAGTGATACACATCCTAAGATGTGTACTACTGCTGGACGCCCAAGTTTTACCTTGAGCATGGCATTAAGAGACGAATAAGAACTTAGCAGTCGAGAATACGCACGACCAAGCGTTCGCTTGATGTTTGTGTTTATTGTCACTGTTTATGATTCTTATAAGTACTCTTAAACTTCGGTTTCCTCTTTCGAGGGCCGCAGCCAGCCTTGGAAGGCTTTGGTGAGTAAAAACCAATCAGGCTTCAGGTAGCTAATCAGCAACACCGAGTTTGACCCCGGGACCTGATCACGCACACTAGCCCGGTTCCCATGTCCTTTGATATGGACGCCGGCTGGACTAATCAGTCTCACCTCCGAAGAGGCTAACCGCCTCCAGATCACCGGCCATCGTAGCTTACCCCGTTTTGGGAGTCTCAGCGTGAGACTGCTACTTGGACTATTCACCCTATCCAGGGTCCATGGTACTAAGAACTAGCACTTGAGTTGAGGTTCACTCTAAACGGTTGCAAGCAACGAATGCTATGACGTAGGGTTCTAAACCTACGCTGTAAGACATTCGGATTACGATGTCCGTACTCTCATGTGACTGCTTCCCATTTCGGAAGTTTCGGAGACTCCAACGGAATCCCCTCCACCACCTATCTCCCTCAGTGTATCGACCTCTACCCGACCTGTCGTTGCGCAAGGTCGTAGACGTCTTTCCCCTAGGGCGTGAGGTGTGAGCACACGCTTGCTAGTCCCCCAAGCGAATGGAGCGGGTCATCATATCTACTTAGTCTACGCAACGTCCAAATGGGCGCTTAAGGAACTTAACTCAGATGCGAGGGATTTGACCCACACATGCAAAGCAAAGTCGCCAACGCGGCTTTGTCAGCATGGCCCGGATTGCTCCGGG